ACAATCCGGCATCCTGCAAAATCTTCTCTAAATCCTGCGCAATTAAACCAAACTGTAAGCCTGTGTGTTGCGTGATGTATCCGGGTTTCCATGTATATTCAACCGGGCACATTGCCATATAAACGCTTTTAATATCCCTTAATGATTGTATATTATTTTTCAGCCTTTTATCGGAACTCGGAATAGAAATCAAAAGACCCTCGATATCCAAGGTACTTTCCCTCGAGCCAAAATTAGACACTTTATTAAAGTGTCTGGGCGAATACTTGGTTGTAGAGCTATCATTAAGTGTATAATCTACATCTGTAAAATACCCACTTGGCAATTCGCTTTTGGTTGCGTAGTCGCTCAGCGAATTGTCAACATAACTTTCAGTTGCCAAGTTTTCCTCGTTTGAATCTGTTACAGTGCCTAGGTCAATGAGTATGTTTTGCAGCATGGGTCTGCCTCTTCCGTCAAGCCCAATAATTGTAAGGTCATCACCGAGCGCTGTCGAATTAAAGTTTAGCGAATCGATTATTGTTACTCGTCCAGCTCCATCAAGTCTGAAGTTGTTGCTTTCGACTATGAGCCTGTTCCCGCGAAGCATAATCTGGTCTGCGCTGGCATTGATCATTGAAATAACTTGGTCGTTCTCATCTCTTCCAAGTTTCAATTCCAATGATGCGTCTAATTGTCCCTCTGCTTTTTGTGCGCGGTTGACTTCTGCAGAAATGCTTTTTGCGGTCTGCTCAAACTTGGTATTTGTCTGTTCCTCTAAATCCTCATACGTGGATTGAAGATGGTCTGCGTTCCTCTCTAACTTTCCGGTACGTCTTTCCACGCTTTCAATCGCATCTCTGATAGAATTAACCTTTGCAGAGTGTGTCTGCGTACCCTGTGCCGAGATTGAATCTCTCTTGCTTTGTACTCCGGTTAAAGTGCGTTGCAATAGATACGTTTCAACAATCTCTCTCGTGGTATTGAATCGGATTGGTTCCCCAAGTGTCAGACATGGATTTCCGACACAGGTGCAACTTTTAATCGGTGTGTATGCCGCCTGTGCCATAATAGGCAATAGGTTATTTGCAATCTGTTCAAGTTCCGCTCCGGTCTTGTCTGATACAAGAAAGTTTCCTGTAATCGAATAGTTGTTTCCGGCAGTTCCAACAATAGCACCGGCATTATCTTCACTTGTCTTGATTTCAAGCTGCGTGATTGCCTTGCTTTGGAAGTCCTCATAATCAAACGTGATATAGTGTCCAGTCATGGACTCTGTATTTGCATCAGACGGAAATAAATTATCTGCCGGAAATAAATCTTCTGCCGGATAAAGTGCGCTTGTGATTGCTTTCAGAAAGACATACTCAAACTTGCCCTCTCGGTCGATATTACCAAAGCATCCGTTAATCTCACAGATTGCCGTCACAACCGTTTTTCCGCTGATAGCGGACTCTTCTGTGACTGCGCTTGAATCGTCCGTCTGTGTGGCTACAATCGTCTTATTGACCGTCATGGAATCATTGACAAGGCTCGTTTCGACTTGCGCAATTCCAAGATGTGCAAAAAAGCTATCACGGAACTGCTTAAGTGTCATTGGAAAGCTAAGTCCTGCATACCAAGACTTTACATCCGTATTGATAATGTCATACATAGCGTCATATGCCGTAATCTGCCGTTTTGTTCGGTCAGCCGTAGGAACATCGGATGCAACCTTAAAAACTCCGTATGGCATCGGATTTTCGCTATCTCCGTCAATCGTTTCTTCGATAGAGATTGTCTTTCCAATAATGTTTCCTGCGGTGTTTCTTGCTGTGAATTTTACGCAATTCGCTTCGCACGCTCCAAATTTTAGTTCAGACTCCGAACAAAGACTTTCTTCGAGCGCAAACGTACCGATTTCAAGCATCGAATTGTCTATTTTTTGATTCGTTCCAACAACAGATATGACCATCTGTTTATCTGTCGCGGAATCCCAATACTTTTCTTTCAAACTACTATTTATCATACACACCGCCTATAAATGAAAACTTGATTGGGTCATATTTTATCTTCCCATGTGCCACAGAATAGAACGTAGGCTGAATGTCAGCAATATATCCGTACTGTGTCACATATCCGCGTTTCTCCGGCACGTATGCCGTGATATATCCACCGCGCTCCTTTGCCTTGGTATAGTTCTTTTCTATGTTCTTCCAAAAATCATCAAACTGCTTTTCGGTCAGCATGGCTTTGGTTTCAAACTCAACCTTTAGGGCTTTCAGTTCCACGGCATCACGATGCTCATATCCGTTTTCATCCGTCCAAGGGTCTTTATCCTGCATGTTTACATAGGAACTAAACGTGTCCTGCTTTATTAAATTGTTCGGTATGGTATAATTCCCAAACTTTACTAAATATCCGCCATATCCCATCGTTTACCTCCTAAAAATGGGTATAAAAATAGCACCTACTGTTTGGTAGATGCTATCCATTTGATTAAATTTTAAGCTACTACTGATTCCCATTCAGATTTCAGCTTTTCTACATCGTTTTCAAAAAGTTTGCAAGCGATTTCGTACAACTGCGGAATCATTCCCATTTCCCTGTCGATATAATCCATCTTGTTTCTTACTTTGGGTTTGAGTGCACACCCTTCCATCCTTGATTTAAGGTTGCAGTGATATTTCCTTTCAAATTCTCCATAAAGCAACGAATAGCGTTCTTGATACTTTCCATCGGCACCGAAACGGACAATCTGCGTTATCCGCTGTCTCTTGGTTGCCAAGTCAATATCATCAACGAGTCCGATAATAACATCTTCCTTATGGATGATTTCTTTCTGCTGTCTTTTAATGGTTTCATTCTGCTCCCTAACAGTTTTTAATGTCTGTGAAAATATCAGCTTAGTGTTTTCATCTGCATATGGCAGGTAAGTGGAAATAAATAATTCATCATTATTGACATACCCACCTGTTTTACGTATTGTAGGGAGTACCTCGGATGTTACCCAACGTTTGAACTTATGAAGTTTTTCTTTTCTTTCGTTTATAAGGGAGTCGTTTTGTGACACACCCTTTGCTTTCTGTGGTTGCATCTGAAAGAGCAAGGAATACAAACCGCTTTCATTAACAACCGTCATTCTTTGTTTTCCACCGGGAGTATCAATTTGTGACACACCCTTATCAGAATCATCAATATTTGAAAGGCTTCTTCTGTAATTCGTATCTCCAAATACTTCGCATATATCCTTTCCAACAAACCATGGTTCATCATCGACCATGACCATTCTAATCTGTCCGAATATTGGATTCTCAAATACCTCAATGCTGTTTTGAATCTTAAGCATAAGTTGTGATTTTTTCATTCGTGTCTACCTCCATACATTTTTATCTGAATAAAAAAGAGGAAGCCACTTGTGAAATCACATTGGTTTCCTCTTTCGTACAGTATGGCGTTCAAGTAAGTAATCCGCATCTTCACGGATAAGGTTGTTTCCTTAGTAATAAGGATAGACTATTTTTGATTTTGTGTCAATCAGCTTTTGAATTAAAATAAGCCGTGTTTCCACGGCTTAAGTATCATTTATCTTTCAATTTTTATTGTAACCAAGTATATGTATATGCTTCATCAACATATATCTTATAACTGCTCGGATAGATCGTATCGTAATTTGAATCGTACGGAAAACTAAACGAGAAATAATCGGTGTCTCCATTCTTTTCACATTCTGCATAATGATAATCATATTTGATCAAGTTGCCAGATGCATCATACATTAAGCAAGAAATTTTCACAAATGAAAAATCTTTTCCGGAATCGTTTGTAGCTTCAACCGTAACATTATCTGCTCCAATGTCCGATTGAACCATTATATTGCGAACATCACAAACAGCATTTGTTGCTTCATCAACACTCAACGACATTTTATAGTTATCATAAGAAACATCGTTATAATCAGAATCGCTCGGTGCGTCAAAATAAAGAACACATTCCTTACCGGATTCAAAAGCTCTGTTACAATCGCTTTTGCTATCCAGCATTTTACCGTTTTTGTAGTATACAAGTTTTGCGTCCAGATCAACATTTACCTTGTTGTTGTTTTTCAAGATAGCAACAACTCCATGACCACTATCTTGGTATTCAATTGAGATGTTTTTCTTTACCTTGTTCGCATTAAAGGAAGAAGTGACGGTAACTTTGCAAGAAAGCGTTTTCTTTGCAATTTTTGCTTTTACGTACGTCGTTCCTTCTCCAACCGCCAGAACCTTTCCAGACTTATTTACAGAAGCAACATATTTATTGCCACTACTCCATTTAGCAGTTTTCCTCATTCCGCTTATCTTTAATGTTGCGGATTCTCCAATTTTTAAATTAAGAGTCTTTCTGCTTAATTTGATAGTTGCCGCCTGTGCAACAATCTGTTTCCCATCTGCATTTTGGATTGGCATAGCCGAAATCAAAACGGCAAATGCCAACCCCATCGCTACTAATAATTTTTTTGTGTTTCTCATAATGACTCCTTTCTTGTGATATGATTTATTTAGAATTATATCACGTTCTATTATAGAAGTCACTAAAAAACATATACATTGTCTCCGGTTCGATTGTAATGTTCTCTACCATAATCCCTTGCAGCTTTTCCTATGTCGTTTGTAGTAATTCCGAAATTTTTCTGTAAAATAGCTTGTAATAACTGATTTTGTTGTCGCAGTAAGGAAACCTCTTGCGCAGATGTTGAATTGATAGCATCTTTGATTCCGGTAATTTCTTGGCTTCCTGCGACCGCTGGCTTACCTCCGACTGTTCCCATAATTTCCGGAAGTCCATTTTCTCCAACTGTTGCTATGCTATATTTATCCATAAAACCGCCCGTTGCATAAGCCTTTACTTTAGGTAGGCTCACTTTCGGCACAAGATCGACTCCGCTCCACTTTACCTTTGCTACTTTAGCCGCCGCAGAAACAACACTGTTGAACCCTCTCAAAACGGTATTCACTCCACCGATCAATGAATTTATTGCTGTTTCAATTCTTGAAATTACGGTGTTCATTGCCCCGGCAACACCACTTTTCACGCTATTCCATAATTTGCTGAATATTTCAGCTACACTTTCTTTCATCTTCGAGAAAGCATTTTTTATCGGGGTGGTTACATGTTCTTTAAACCAACTAGAAACACTATTCCACGCCCCGGTTACCGCTGTCTTTGCCGCGCTAAAAGCTTTCTGAATAGATTCTTTTGCTGAGCTAAAAGCATTCTTGATAGGTGTTGTAACATGCTCCTTAAACCAACCGGAAACCACCGCCCATACCGATTTTACAGTTGTCCATAGAACCTTGAATGCAGTTGATACTGCCGATTTCAATAATTCAAAATTCTTCTTTATTGGCTCTATTACCTTTGATTTAAACCAATCAGAAACAACAATCCATACAGCCTTGACAATGATCCACAATCCTTCAAAGATTTGACCAACTCTTTTCGAAAATCCTTGGAAAAATGAAACAATAGGAGTTATAACATTAGTATTGAACCATCCAGAAACTGTTTTCCATACACCGGATATATCTTTCCATAAAGAAGAGAAAAAACCGGAAACAGATTCCCATAATCCCTTAAAAAAACCGCTTATTGGCTTAATCACATTAGTATTAAACCAATCTCCTGCTTTTGAGAAAATTCCTTTTATTTCTTCCCAATGATCCTTGACTACTACAGCCGCCGTTGCAACACCGGCTACTATTCCTGCGGTAATCGCTGCAGGTGCTGCCGCTACCCCTAAAATAACCGCTCCGACTGCCGTAATCGTAACTCCGACAAGCATAAGTGCTTCATTAAGCCAACTGAATCCGTTCTTTAACATGGTCACAAAGTTTGATATTGCAGTAAATGCGCCAATCGCAACAGAGCCAATCCCGGTTATAGCTTTTGCTACCGGGCTGATAAAAGAAAGTGCGCTCTCTGCCGCACCGCTACCGAATAAAGCTTTGACACCAGCTGAAACAGTTGTTCCAAGTGTAGCAAACGCCCCACCTATTTTTTTTGACAAAGCGGTAGACAATACTGCCGAGATTCCCTCATTTGCCGCAATTTCAACGCCAAGCCTTGATGCAAGTGAACCAGCTATTGCTTTTGAAATGGAAGTTCCGATTATATCAAGTGCGGTTTTTGCAAGATGCAATCCAAGGATTTTTTTGATTGTCAACGCACCGATGATAATTCCAACCGTCTTTACGTCTAAGTTGCTTAAAAACTCCTTTGCTCCGTTCCAAACATCCTTCCAGGAAATTTTACTTAATGCCGTAGTGACCGCATCAAATGCCCCTTGTGCCCATGCATTAAGCGTTTGAGCCAATAATGCAAAGTCAAAGTTTTGGAAAAACTTGTTGATTCCATCCGCAATTGAATTTCCAAATTGCTTCCAATTAAATGTCGTTCCAAACGAATCCAATCCATGAAGCACCGTGTTTAATGAATTTGCGATCAGTTTTCCGGTTTCTCCGAAAAGCGTTGTTCCTTTTTGCCCTTTAAATAGTCCGTTAAGGAATTTTGCAAGCCCACTACCAAAGCCGGATGCTTTGGCATATACTTCATCCCACTCGATACCTCGCATCGCATTGATAAGAGCACCGGAAATTGCTTTTCCAAGTCCTTCAAGGTCTTTGATGTTGCTTTTGAATTTCTTAAAAATGGTGTCGGTCTGAACCAGTTTTCCGGTATCTCCACCACCAGAACCGCCAGAACCAGAACCGCCACCACTTCCACCGCTCCCACCACTTCCAGAACCGGAAGTATTATCTTTACTTTGTTTTGAAATAACCTTTAATTCATCAAATGCACGAGTTGCCTGTTGGATTTCCTTTTTTGCTTTCTTGGCATTTTTTGCGATACCACCCGTGTTTTTCCCTGCGTTTCCTGCGGCATTACTTAAATCGTCCATGCCGTCAGACGCGCTTCCAATATCATCAGCAAGACCGCTGATTCCTGCTCCTTTGCTTGCTTCATACTTCCATCCGAAGATAGAACCTAAAGCATTTGTTACCATCTCTGCGAAGGAAATAACCTTTTGCAGAACTGAATTAAGTACCTTGATAAATGGCTTGAATGCATTGATTAAACCACCACCAACAACCGCTCCAAGTGCTTTGAAGTTCTCTCTAAGCATGGTTATCTGGTTATGCCATGTCAATATGTTATCGTAAAGGCTTTTTATCCTCTACTTCTTATGGTTTCCCATAAGTTCGGCGTACATTTTCAACCACAGCATTGTGGCTGTCGGATACTCTTGGGGATATTATATTCTACACTCTTTCCATAAGAAAAGAGCATAGGTTCAATCCCTACGCTCTACAATGTGCTATAACTTTTATTTTATAGCCTTATCTCGGTATTAGCTTATTGACTTATCCACTTATAACCATAAGCAGTTCGCCCCTCTTGGTCAATTACATTATGTATTGCTTTGTAATTAACTCCAAGAGATTCCCCTGCTTCGGATATTCTATCGAACACTCTTATAATCTCTCTGGTTTTCGCATCCACTTGCGCAATTTTTCTTCCTTTTTTGCGCTTTTTATAGATGCTCAAATCTTTTATTGGAAAATCTTCTTCGTATACAAAAATATATCCATTTGCCGACTTATAGGTATTTGAAAGCACACCGGAAATAGTTGTTCTATTTGCTCCGGTAATCCTAGCCGCCTCCTGCAAACTTTTAAATTTCTGTATAAAATTTCCTTCCATATCACATTGAATAATGCTTCTCATTCCGTTAGGTTCCGGCTTTCTATAGGTTTTCGCTCCGTTTGATTCATACTCATCCTCAAACATGAACATATAGCCCTTTGTCTGCCGCCTTTTTCCTTTACAATTAAGCAGAACATCCGTATTATTAAATCCGTCAATTTCTGCATCCATTGCACTATCATAACGCTTAATGTACCGTCCGTCAAGCGTCAGCAAAACAACTGCCCTGGCGTTATGATACGGCGCGCCTTTCCCACCTTTGGTCATATTATAGCCATCTCGATAGGTGTTAAATTTTTCAATGTAATACTTTTCCAACTCACAGGCTCCATCTTCGCTTTCACACGTTTCGATGATTTCCCATGAGAAGTTGTCAAACCCGAATTCTTTAATTGCTCTATGAAAGTCGCAATCTTCTTTTTCGTAGCACCTTTGATGTTGCCACACTCTGCTATGAAAATCACAAGTTTGACCGACATAAGATTTTCCGTTTATTTTATTTGTTGCTTTGTAGATATAATATGTTCGCATTAAATCACCTCAAACATATTATACAAAAATGTTCGTGCTAAGTCAACTTAGCCTTCACCGATTTTACCCGATTTTTCATCGACATATTGCTATGCCGCGCGACACATGAAACAAAAGTTTCGTTTATCGGCTGTTCTGGCAAAGTCTCCGGTAATATTGGTTGTATGCGCAAGCACATACTGATAACGCAACATGGCTTTTTGAGCCTGTGTCATTGATGAAATGTTCGCATCAAGTCCTTGCTTTAATGCCCATTCCTTTAATGTTGCCTGTGTCAAGTCGATACCATAACGCCGCATAGGTGCCGTAGTACCGGAAAATACAGATTGCAGACTCTTGGCAATATCTTCTTGGCTCACATCATAAAATGAAGCCATATCTCCGGCTAATTCTGTCAACCGGATAGACATTTTTGCCATTTGCCCTTGTGGAATATCAAGGGCAGTTCCCATGGCTTGAAAACGGCTTGCGAACTGTTTTGCGGACAATTCAGACATACCAAATTTTTCAATTGATGTTTTTGCGAAATTGTTAATTAGGCTTTCATACTGCCCGAATGTCTGCCTTACAACGTTCTCAACCTCGGTTAATGAGGATGATATGTCAATGGCATCTCCAAGTAGCCTAAATCCACGGAATAAAGCCCAATATGTTGCATACACTTTTCCTATTGCAGACGCAAGGGAGAACGACTTCTTTGTTACAGCGGATGCACTTGAACTAAATCCACTAAATGAGCTTGTGATGCTTTTTGCCGCTGTTCCTGCCGCTCCACCGGTACGTGATAATTTTGCCAATGCATTTGTCATGTCAATAATATTCCGGCTTACACTAGGGGCTTTCGACAATTCGGACATAAGCTGTCGCATTGCAACCGCAAGTTTTGGTATATTCTCGATAGCCTTTGTTGAGCTTGTATAACCAAGTTGCTTGATTCCTCCGGCTAATTCCGATAACCCTTGCACCGATTTTGACATACCGGAAAACGAGCTTACCGACTTTGAAATCTGTCGCATTGCTCCGGCTGCTGCATTTATCTTTCCTGTGTCAATGTTGCTAAGCGTTTTAATGTTTCTTGCAAGAGTCGAGAATGACCTTGAATCAACACTGCGCATGGCACTCATTGAGTTTGACAATCGGTTTACTCCGGTTGATAACCGGTTAATTCCGCTAGAATCTATGCTTTGCAAGGATGAAGATAGTTTTCCTAACCTTGTTATCAGTGCGTCGATCTGACCATTAGCCTGTCTTGCCTGCGCTTGAATCTTGACCTCTAAGGTTTCTAATTCCAACAGTTACACCTCCTTTATTTAGTTTTAGAAAAGGGCGGTAAGATTTGACCCCTACCGCCCTTGAATTACTTTTTCAGTTTTCCATTTTTCAGAAGAGAAATCATCTTTGAATTTTCCTCTGATGTAAACTTAAAATTGGAAAATCCGTTCTTTTTTGCGATTTCTGCGCGATGTTCTTTCGACACATCATCTTCCCCAACCGCTTTTAATGCTTCGACTATTGAACCGGAATTTCCGGTATACTTCGGATAATACTTGGCTTTGCATTTCTTTGCACCTTTTACAACAATAACTGTGTGCCCTTTTATGCGTGTCACAAGAATATCTCCGTTGCGAAGAATAAAACCGGCATGATAAGAACCCATATCATCAAACAAACCGGATTTCAAAATTACCGGTCGTTCATTAGATGTATTAAAATCCCCCACATCCTTACCGGATGCATAAATAATACAGGCACGTACAAGAGAAGAACAATCGCATTCCGTCTTGACCTTTGTGTTAATGCCATGTTTAATGACTCCGTAGCGTTCCGATTGGTCATAGCCGATATTTTTATTGTCAGATGCAATCTGCATAGCTTCGGCTAACTTCTCCGCAACTTTATCATCCTTTGCTCTTAACACATTCCATCCTTTAGAATGGTTATAAAACTTCTGTGTAGACACTTCCTGTCCGGTCTGGTCTCCGGCTTTTCCACCAGAATAGCAGTTTCCGTGTTCATCGTGCCTAGCACTTCCGATAATTACTGCCATAGCAATACCTCTTTTCTTAAACTATCTTTGGTTTTGGTAAATGTGATTTCCTTGATTCAGCCGCCCATGCTTCTTCTGCCTTAAGCATTTCTCGTATCTCTGCATCGGGATCGTCCGTATTATGCTTTTCGATGGAATCATAGCAAGTTTCTTTCACGTACTTACTATTACCCTTACCGAATGTCGCATTTATTGCGGTCACAAGTGCTGACGTTGCATATCTGCCAAACCACATATACATTTCCATATCGCGTTGCTTCAATTCTGCCTTATATGCATCCACATAAGGCTTAAGCAACTCTGGATTCATCATATCTATATCATCAACGGAAAATCCGTAGCCTTTCGTTACCATAAGGTAAAACGGACGGATTTCCGCAACGTAATATTCCCATGTTAATTCTTGGCTGTTGTTTTGGATGGAGTTTTCTTTGCCGGAGTCCGATTCTTCTTCTCCGTCTCCATCATTTTCGCTAAAAAACTGTTTGACTCCAACTCATTCTCTAATTCGTTGAACAACTCAATACAGTCAATCTCACCATCGTCAATCTTTTCAGAAAGCAGATTAAGCACCTTATTAAACTGCTCATCGTATTTCTCGTTTGTATCGTAATCATATCCAAACTCGTCCTTATGGTTTACTTGCAGTCCTACAAGAAGCATCTTAGGAAGTGTTTCGAGTAACAGTTTTTCTACGGATTCTAAGCTTCCGTCCTGCTCGCTTACCGACTCTGATACATCTTTGATAAGATGTGACTTTAATGTTGGCTTAAAACCAAATTTGATTGAATATTCGCTATTTCCTAAATTTACTTTCATGTTTTACCTTGCCTTTCTGCCCTATATTGGCAAGGGGCAGTGTTGCCACCGCCCCATTGTTGCTTATCTCATTGCTTCAAGTTCTGCTATCGACCGTTCATCCTCGCCTACCGGTGCGGTCGATTGCTCGTCCGATAGGCTTTTTACCCCACCACTGTTACAGTGAATGTTCCATCTTTGTTATCAACGACAGTCAGCTTATCTGTAACAAGCTCTGATGCTGTACTTGGAATAACTGTTACCGTCATTTCAAGGATTTCATCGTTTCCACCTACATCGTTAGGTGTGGCTGTTGCAGTTCCTACATATGCGTACTTCGCTACACCGCCAATACCGTCCGTTCCATACAGATGAATAATATCAAGTTTTTTATCTCCATATCCATCCACCTTTGAAAGATATTCTTTTTCAAGGTTTCCTGTGATTTCTCTTGAATCAGAAGTCTTAATTCCTTTTTCAAAAGTCTGCTGATCATCTTCCATTGTGGTTGACTCAACAGTGTTTGGTGGTGATGCAGGACTTGGAACTGACTTAGCTGCAACCAAAAGATTGTATGTTCCCGCAAAGTCGGTCTGTTTTTCCGTGTGCTCTTTTACAATGACACGAGTTCTATAACTTGTTGATGCCATATTTTCTACTTCCTTTCTGCTTATAGCTGATCTAAATGCTCAACGTTTCCAATTACGCGAGTTGCGCGGAATGTAACCGTTCGCACTTGCTTGGAAATTGTTGGGATTACATTTGATACCTCAAACATTTGTTGTTTAAAAAAAGACACCGCATATGCTGCGATGTCCTTAGTTGCTTTTCTTGAACCTTTGTTTGTAATTGTGACCTGAAATGTTGGGCGAATTGCATTGATTGTCTTTGCTTCATTGGTTCGTCCGGCTTCTGTGCCACCGATTTGTCTGACTAAAAGCGTCGGAAATGTTGCGGTTCCGCCCGATTCTTCATCTTGCGTCACTTTAATTCCCCTTACCTTGCTTTCCATGTACGATTTCAAAAGGGAACATAAGGTATCTTCAAAATCAAGTGCCCAACTGTTTAACTCATTTTCCACCGAATACCTCCCTTGCAATCTTTACATACTGTTGAATAATCCGTTGTTCCGCATTATACATAGGCATTGTGGCTTTGATACCGTGGGTATAACGCCATGTTTCGGTCTTATCGTCCCAATAGTACCAACCATCTTCAAAAGCGTGTATTTGTCCCGGATATGTGCCGACACCGAATCCAAGTTCCGGCGCTTTTGGGTTCTCTTTGGAATTATAAAAAATACCGGCTCCAAACTCTACCGCCAACAAAGTATAGAATGGTTCTCGGTCTTCTGACGTTACCGTTTTTCCGGTTGCAATCAGAATCGCGTTCGAGGTCATTAACTGCGGTGCTTTATCTACCCTTACCGTTATCGTGTTTCCTAATGGTGATTCCGATATGTGTTGTATTGCCACCGTCTGACCTATCTGTGCAAGCCTAGAAACAAGTAAATCACATTTAGCTTGTAAACTATCGCGGTACTTTTCTAATTCCTTTATGGCGGCTTGTATGGATTTAGAGGATAATGTCATTGAAATAGTTTTCTTTGCCATGCAATCACCTACTTAATATTCTTCCGAAGAAGAAACAAATCCGTGGTCAGTCCTTCATCAGCAACTCCTTTTACGATGTAGTCTGCGGTTTCTGAATCCACAAGTCCATCATCAGTGCGTTTGACTTCCGAACGTTTCCACACCACATCACCGGCTTTCAGTGGCAAATATCCTTTATCCGTGACAAGCTGACAGTATGATGTACTATCATCAATTCCGAATTCTTTCACAAGGGCTTCTGACAGCTTATTGCTGATATTGGCTTTGAATGTTGTAGGTTCTGAAAACCCTTCAACTTCCTCGCCTTTTGGAATCTTGTTGCCTTCGGAATCTAAATAAGGCACAAAGTTTCCATCGGAATCCTTGTACCCTTCATAGACAATATCTCCATTTTCGTCAGTTTGTGGAATGAATACCCTCTGACCGAATTGCGAATACTTCATTTCCTGCTTGTTAATGTCAAGCATTGGTGTTTTCCTCCGGGATTCCGGCAACACTTGTCAGAAGCGATAACACTCCGGCAAGCACTGATGCGGACAGTACATATTTCCAATCCACTGCGCCCATAAACGCCGCTGTTCCAATTCCGGCAACTGCCGCCTGCGCAACTGTCTTGATTGCTCGGATTCCGGCTTTCTTAGTCCAATCTTTCCAATTCCTCATGGCTTTTATCTCCTTTTCCTATATGGATTTCTTCAATCTCATGTTTCATTTTCGTTATCATACCATTTCCACCTAACGCATGGTACGCATCATACATCTCACAAAAATTCTGATAGGCATATGACGGTATTTCTCCAAGTTTGGTGTATTTTGCATGGTATTCGATAAGCTGGACGCGCAAAAGAAGCATTGTTCCCTTGCTATTCGCATCCCTGCTTTTCTTTTGTTGCTTAAGAAGCCAAACTATATACCCAAGCACTATCGGAAGTGCCACAAGATAAGTTTGAATCAAAATACTTTTCATTTGAATCTCCTTTTGACGCACTGCCCACCACCGCTTAATGTGCGCCGCCTGCAACCATAATGGTCACGCTCAATCTTCTTTAATGCCCTATAGGCGATATTTACATAGCTTTAACAAACGGAAATACACCAGCAAAAAGGCTTTCACGGTCTTTCCATGTCCTGCTCACGCCGTTTTCGGAGAAACTTGCCATGTATGCTTCTCCTGCCTGTGACCGGTCGTACACTGCCAAATTGACCATAATGTTTTCATAGTTCTTAACATCACTGTCAATCTGGTCTTGCGTGTATGTGTCCGGATAGTTCCGTCTGCTGATAATCTCTTTTCTTGCCTGCTCTAAAAGCTGTTCAATCAAAGGGTTACATTCTTTTTCATCAAACACAACTTTATCGGACTTTTCTCCGGTCGTTTCGTCCTCTACCTCTTCTATATGAAATTGTTTTAAACGAATTTTTACTTGTTCGACAAGCGTGTATGACATAAGCGATCTCCTACAGATTAAATTTTGCAATCAGAATTTCTTTCAGTTCCGCACCGCTTGTTGCTTGTGCGTTTTCAATTCCCTGCTCTGCGGCAAGTTTCTGCAAGTCTGCGGTACTCATTCTGTTGATTTCGGTCTTTGTATATCCAACGGAAGATACCGGAGAATTACTCTCCGGCACCTCTTCTCCTGCGTTGTACCATTTACCATTATGAATCACTATATATGGATATTTCATAGTTGCACCCCCTACTCTTCGCTATGAACCTCATATACAAATGTGCTATCCATATTCTCGTATGATGGAAGTACAACCTCAGATGCAAATGTTGACATCTTCATAGGTGGTCCATACTCTGTCTTTGTAGCGACTGTAATACCTACACCATATGTTGTTACATCAACATCAGCTACCTGTCTTGCAGTTCTTTCTTCCGGTGTAGTGCCAAACCAAGTGCTTCCAAGGCTGCCTTCTGGAAGAAGTGTAACCTTGTTATCCGGGTAGAAGTACTGCTCTTTGCCATCATCATCAATGTACATCTTATCGTAAAGTACGATAGTGAGCTTCGCCCTCTTCTGTACCACCGAAATAACAGTATCATCGTCAACCTCAATAGTTGCTGTAAGGTTCTGTGCAAGAATTGAGTTTCTTATTTGTGCATTGTCAAGCAGATATTGGAATGTATTGCTGTTCATAAGTGCGTATCTAGCAATCTTACCCTGCTTCTGTAACTTCTTTCTTGCATTGTTAAGGTCTGTAAGTGGCTTTGAATTAGCTGTATCGCTCCACATGCTTGTGCCGGATAACTTTGCGTAATGGTCTTTTGCGTATGAGCCATCCTTATCGTAATCATAAGCGTACTGAACGCCATCACTTACAATAGCAATTACCGGATGACCTGCATTTGTAGAAAGAAGTGACATTCTCATGCGCTCCGGTACAACTTCTGCGCCGCTTACGAGGTTGTTAGTGTCGTCATATACACTTGATAAAGCACTTGCAAGGTAAGGGTCGTCTTCTGATTGAATACGCTCGATTTCAAGCATTTCCTCTTCACCAACTGTCATTCCCTCGCGGAAAAATGCCATCTGTGTTTTTTCCTTACTTAATCCGCCTCTAGCTCTAAGAGTTGGGATTGTGTCAAAATTAGATGGCGCAAGTGAAACCGGCAAACCCTTGTGTGTCTTAATCCAACTTAAATCAAGTCCCTGCTTCTTTCTTTCTGGAAACCACTGTAAACCAAGATAAGGTATCTGATTACTAGCGTTTTCTGTTGCCGATAATGCGATAGACTTACTGTCTAATACTTCATTAATTAACATCTATTTACCTCCTGTTATTATTCAAATACAATCATTGGAAGAGCTGTCTTAACTTCTGCGTCATATGTAACGCCGGAATGCGCTTCTGCTACTTTCGTGTTAAGATATGCTTTCTTAAGCAGCACTCCTTGTGGCCTGTCCTCTGTTACATCAAATCTCAAAATACCCACTACCGTAGCCGTATTGTCAGCCTTGCCATTTGCTCCGATTGGAGTACCTGCTTTGACAATCTTCTTGCCCTGTGCGTTTTTAGTTGTCACGCCATCAAAATCAAGTGTTAATGGGATTGCTTCATTAGGCTCTCTCTTTAAAATCTGAACATCTCCTGCGTATAAAGTCTTTTCATACTGCATATTCATTTCCTTTGCCATTTCTTACCTCCTGTTATTGCTGAATGTAATGTGATAAAACGTCATTGTTCTTAGGTGCGTTAGATATAAGGCTTTCTGCTATCTTTTCAGCATTTGTCTTATTATCTGTACCGGCTTTATCGCCGCCAGCCGTGCCACCTCCCGGATTCGTACTGCCTTTTGCAATCTCCTGCTCCTTGGCTTGTGCTGCGGCGGTCTCTTTTTCAGAGATAATCTTTCCAAGAACGTCATAATCAAAGCTGCCATCGTCTTTTACAATTTGCGCTGCCTGCTCTGCGGTAACATTAAATTTAGATGCAGCATTGGCTCTCTGCGTGGCTATTGCCTGCGCTTTTTCAAGTTCCGCGATTCTCGCATTGGCTTTTTCAAGGTTCTTATTTGCCTGCTCGACTTCCGTGAGCTTTCCCTGTTCGATATCATCGAGTTGCTTCTGCAACTCTTCAGCTTTGTCAGCCTTTGTCTTGTACTCGTCAACCTTTGCTTTGGCTCTCTGTACGGAACTTCCGTAATCTGCCATGATCTTGTCTGCGTTTTCCTCGCTTAATCCCATAGCAATCAGATCTTCTCTTTTCATCCATTACCTCCGATATGTCATACGAATTTTTATACGGTGCAACGACACCGAACGACATTGTTGATTTTTACGCTCACAACTTTGCGAATTTTTATAAAATAAAAACAGCCGCCGATTACTCGGTGACTGTCTTATCTTCAAATTTATTATTTTGTTTTATGCCACTTGTCGGCACCAGTTGGGGTTTCTAAAGCTCTTTCTGTTGACCACCCTCGTTTTATTCTTGAATATAATACTTTAGGGTCAAATCCTAGATGCTTCGCCCATTCAGAAACTGTTTTTGTTTCTCCTTTGTATGTCAAATACCTCTTACCTACGTTTGAATTTTTCTTTACTTCGGTAGTCAGTGCCTTTTCTGCTGAATACCCGTTATTCAATCTCCAACGAATAGTTGATTCTGATATTCCTACTTCATCTGCCCATTCTTGTAAGCATTTTGTCTTTCCTTGATATTCAAGAAAGATAGTATTTGTTCTATTATTAGCTTGGATTTTTGCATCTGTAAATCTGCAATTATTTGGCTCATAATTACCATTTACATCTATCCGGTCAATACTTTGTTCTTTTTGGTGTTTATTTTCATCAAAACCATTTTCGTAAGCCCATTTCGCAAAGTTCCTCGCCCCGTCTTTCCCTAACCATTCCTCGCATACTTTAATCCCTCTCCCACCGTATTTCTCATACTTCCCATCATTAGGATTGTAGCACCTTGCTTTCATGCTTTCCCAAGTTTTATAAACTCTTTTACCTGTCAACCCATGTGTAACATGTCTTGCCATTTTCTTATCTGGCATATAATCATCTCCTTTACATGTATTATATCATAGTTGCTAGCAACTTGCAAGTTACTTGACAATTATTTGATGGTAATTTATACTACACAAAAGAGGTGATAATATGCCGCAAGGAAAAATTTCAGAAAGTAAAGTTAAAACTACAATTGTTATGGAAAAGAAGCTTAAATCTTCTCTTGAGATTATTGCAAAAGAAGAAATTCGCTCTCTTAACAATCTCATGGTTAGTATTTTAACTGATTATGTAAAAACAAGAACCGATAGGAATTAGCTTGTCGGTTCTTGTTTTTTTGTATTCTCATTTTCTTTTTTTACCATATCTACTGTTTTATACAAAACATCGAAATATGGCTTTGATTGTATAAATACTTTTTCGGCATCTCCCCATAATCCACAAGTAGATACTGCTATTCTTGGATTTATTCCAGCTTTTAACATTTGATCGAGTGCTTGCGTTTTTGTATATAAATTATCAAGAGGACTATGGTTGATTTGAACATCAAAATCTCTTGCCGTAAGCCCTAAATCATGGTCTTTAATTCTTATTACGTTTAATATTACTTTAGCCAATCTCTTTTCCGATGTTTTTATTATCGGGTCTTTTTGTTTAGCCCTGGTTTTAGAGAAGTCCCATCCTGCCCTTAAAGATACCGCCCCCTGTGTATCACCACCAGAATTTTGCGATTCTCTTGTCGGTATAGCAAGAATGGACTGTGCATTATCCCACAAATCATCCTTTGCAACTTGGCACTCTGTTTGATTCAGCTCCTGCGTCATAATGTCAACATCTGATTTATTATCTTTGTTGATAGACTTAACTGTAAGGGCGTGACTCATTTTCATTTTTTCAAATGTTTCTTCATCAACCTCGCAATTAATAAATTTAACCCAATACTCGACAAATTGCTGTACAGAGTCCATTCGGTTTGACTGCATTGTATTGATTGCATCTAATAGTCCGATCACAAGCTCAATATCAGAAATGCGCTCATGGTTGTTCGGAAACTCAACAATCGGGATTCCGCCAAAGCCATGCAGTTGCCAATCTCGAACCTCTCCGTTCACAATCTTGCATTCATAAGAGTCCGTGTAGCAGAGTTTATACATCTGTCCATCGGCGTCCTTAAGCTCTTGAATTGCTAAAAGTGGTTCTTCTGTGGAACGACTGTAGATAACAAACGTATTCATTGGTGTTGGTGCAACAATTCTAAATGGCATATCTCCATTTTTTGTAATCTGCACTGCCTTAAATGACGTTCCGGTTGCTGATTGCCACTCTCCTGCCTTAATGTCCTTTTCCTGCTTATTAGCATCGGTCAAATAATCGTTAAATTCATCAACTGCATTGTTTATCCGGTCATCGTCTTTCCTGCTGATAAGCTGAATTGGCTCACCGTAAGTCTGACCAACTTTGAATTGAACAATCTCATAGGCATGGTTTTCAGACACCTTATTGGTTATATCCGCATTCTGTACCTTTGTTCGGTACAATACAGGCTGATCGCCCTTGTAGTAGTTCCACAGATAACGAATGATCGTCTTGTTGAAATAAAATGCGCCAATGCAGTTTCCGACAACATTTACGATATTGTCTGCCGTAATCTGTTCTACGTTAGCATATGCAATTTTTCTTCCGTATCTGCCTTTTACAAGGTCATGAAAATACTGTGTATTCATATAAATAAAACTCCACTACTGCAAGCGCGTTTTGGTATTGGCTTTGTTTCAATTTTTCCTGTTGCCACGCGATAAATCACAATATGATTGCATTTTTTACATTTACACTGATGGTCTATCGTAGATCTCCCATCATAATGTCCGGCAATTCTTCCACAATCCGGGCAATATATAGTTACTTTTTTCATAGCAACCTCTTTCTTGTAAATAAAAAACACCGCCATTTCTGACAGTGTCTTTTACGGGTTATATGCTTTTGGGGTTGTAGGATTTTGTTTTTTCTACTCTTTTAGTATACCATGCAAGTTTTTGGAAATGTTGTGAAAGAGTGTGAACTATTGTGTACTTTTATGCACTCTTTTCAGAGTAAAGCTGTCCATAACGTCTTTCAAACTCCTGCAATGCTCTTTTCCTAAGTTTCATAATGTTCCTGTAGGAATATTTCATCTCAACGGAAATCAAGTTCCAATCTTTCCCATTGACGTAATGTGATGAAAGCACGATATATACATCTGTATTATCCATACTGTCAATTTGCGATATGATAATCCGTCTTTTATCAACCAATTCATCTACAAGCGTCTGGATCTCATTCTGTAAATCAACAATTTTCGATACCGCGCCCCCCATCTTGTCGGGATTGCCGGATGATTGCACATCCACCTCTTTCGGGGATATGGATATAGATGTTGCCATATCGGATAGCCTTTTGATTTCTTCCAGCTTATTTGCAATCGCATGGTCAATTCTGCTTATCTGTGAAAGATATTTGTCTGTTGTCATATCCTAATACCTCCTGAATGGGTTTACTGCCGCTTCTACCTTTGCGGTATTGTTTGGGTTTTCTATAAACATTTCAAGCTGAGTTAAGCCGTCTGCCGCATCGTCGTGTTCATTACCGCCAATACTTACAAACATAGAGAGTTCATCCATAGCCGCTTGATATTCGTCATTTCTATAATATCTTGTTACTCCAAGATCTGAATCTTTCTTCATTTGTTCCTGCGTCGGTCGGTGCATATCAAGAAATATGAATTTTCTCTTAACATCACCGGAATATGCTATGATCTTCGATAACTTCTCAACCTTATTTGGTGCTTTTCTACTTGTACATGAGCATTTATAGTCCTGTTCCTGCAACTTTTCATCTACATATTGGCAATACAGATCTCCTCCGGTATTTCCCTCAAATCTTGTCTGCCTAATCCCATTCCCGATAATTCGTCCAACAACAAGAGGGATTGTTACCTCTTTCGGGCCTTTGTTGAATACCCAATCGTAAATATAAACATCACCGTTTTCATATTCTGCCCCTATCGGCATTGACAAGCTATCGCCACCGCCCCAGGCAACATCCACAACTCCGATGCGTCGGAAATCTCCGTCCGGTAGGATTCCGTTAAATAGTCTCAAATCCGTATAAAGCAATCCCTCGCGGACATATGGTTGCTGCATAAACTTAGCCATCCATTCGGCATTGTCAAGCTTATCTCGCATATCTCTGTAGTATTCCGTGGAAAATCCGTTGATTTCATACGCGAAATTGCTTTCGTCATTTTCATTAAGTGCCGGAATCTTACGGAATCGGTATTGTGGATCATGCTCATATTGCTTTCTCATGCGCTCCAATGGATCTAAAACATTCCAAAGAGTACCGACCATCAATTCCCTTGCACCGTCATTTTTACGGTCAACCATCTTGTTTAGGTACTCTTGGTATGTGTTTTCCATTCGAGTAGGGCTTAATGAATGCTCTCGATCACGAACCAAATCATCGACATACAAATATCCATCTTTTGAAACATCGACCGCTCCTGTCCATGTTCCGTCAATACCACGACACGTTACGGTTGCGAATCTGTCCGGATCTCCAAGCGTGATCGTAAATTCGTCCGCGCTCTTGTCTGTCGGAATTGATGCGTTTGCGTATTCCGGATGCCAATAAGCAAAAAGTTCAGCAAACGTATATTCTTCCGTGGTAAAAAGATTCATCAGTTCTTTGTAAAATCCTTTTGCCAAAATACCGGAGTGACCGCCCATAGCACTATGGCTGTTTGGTCTGCGCAAAGCTACCCACGCAAGGAAGAAAATACAGATAGTCGATTTACCGACACGCGATGGCATTGACAATCCGTAAAATTTAATCTTCCTGTTTTCCAAATCTTCAAGATCGTTGGCAACTATATTCAGCGTTTTGCGGCGCGGATAATAAAACCGTTTACTCCAATTTCTTTTGCGCTCCATAAAGTAGATGAAACTCTCGAAACGATAAAAGCTCTCTAATCGCAAGACTTCATAGAACTGATCCACAAGTTTGTATCCGCCTTTAATGTCGTGATCCTGCGCATATCGTTCAAGTTCCCATATGCTACCACCCGCGTTTTTCTGCGTATATTCGTTGATTAAAACCTTTGTTCTTTCGGTTATAGTCAATCCATAGTCAACGTCTTTTTCCGTCCGAATTGCCACATTGCACGCTTTCAAAAGGGCATCTATTACCTGTTCATCAACGCCTTTTCTCTGTATGTAATTTTCATATCCATTTACTGCATTGATTAACTGCTTTGAAGCCAAATAAAAAGCACCTCCGCAAAAAGCAGAAGTGCCTTGACCTCTGCCTATAACTGTTTTAGGGTAGCGACTAACTCCATTTGTTAGCCGGTTGTCTTTTAATTGTAATATACCATTTTGTGGCACAATGGGCATTCACACTTGTAGTTATCGCCTTCCCTTTGATCTCCACAATATTCATATTCAGTCTTTTCCGCTTCAAAAACGGTTTTGCAATTCTTACACTCAAACTTTAAAGGTTTTCTTTCGTACCTAAGGCTGCCTTCTTTGATTATTTTCATTTCCAATGCACCTTGAACCCTTTCTTTTTATACTCATCTACTGCTTTCTTAAGGTTCATATCGTCCTCATACTTTTCATTCAGCATAATCACCACATTGCCTTTTTCAATGCCGTATATGTTGCAATTTGCAAGTTTCTTAGCCGTTCCGAGGATAGCTTTTGCCTGCTTGTGGCTCATTTCATAGGTTTGGGTTCCCATATTAACGGTCATTTCTCATAAACTCCTCAAAATCTTCCATACATTTATAGCACAAGTCGTATGTGGTATTTAAAGTGCCATTCCTTGTAATGGAATTTCCGCACAGTATTCCTTTTTTAATTTCCGCACCACAACGATCACAAGTACACCATTCTTTTTGATGTTTCATATAAATCCCTCACTTATCACATTCGATTCCCGGAATGAATGTTCTTTTACCTCTACAAGCATCTTCAAAAGTCGTAATTTCTATTGAACATCCGCAACTAACCGGGTCTAATGGACAATTTTCATGATTAATACATGTGCATAAAATTTCTTTTTCCTGCTTCATCATTCCACCGCCTTTTAAACTAATCCTAGCATATACAAAATATCAAGTTCCGATATTTCTTTTGCGCCCTCTCTTGTGTGCGCAAGAATTTCTTCCATCGAGTATTTTTCCATATCGTTGCACTTACTCTTATCAAAATTGTTTGAAAAACAGTAATGTAGACAATACCCATATCCGACTCCAAGTAGAGTACCATGAATACTTTTACAGACAACATTGTAATTTTCTGTTTTTAAAATATCATGTTCTCCATCTAAGAAACATTCTTTTCCGTTGTTGTCCATTTTCTCTTTGAGATATTCAAGAAAAATTCTCATTTCTTTTTCTGAATCGGAAATGTACAAAATAGAATCCTTCTCTCTATCATCAATTATTTGTTTCGATTCATTATCACAAAATTCACACATTCTTATCCACCACCAAACTATTTATGATTCTTCCACCAAAACAACACTTTTCCGCAAGGAATACTGTGCGACTGATGCATAAATCCTTCTGAACCCTCATAAACAATTACAGAGTTAAAATCAATGCGGTCTTTAAATAATTCACAATTTTTAGTAACTTTTTCTAAAGCATAATTGATTGCTTCATCATAGGTCTTGAACCATTTTTCCGCTGCGCCATATGCAAGCGCGCAAGTTCCGCTCTCGTCAAATACGATATATCCGTCTTTGCTTTGTGTTAATTCATTCATTCATTCTTCCACCTTTCTGTACGGATTAAAAAATTCTTTATCCTGTCCGATTCCAAGATGTTCTCTCAATGAAAAATTAGTTATCCGCTCTCGATTAAAAGAATTGCTGACAATATAATTTGCCAACTCTCCATCTTTCCATCCGTCCGTACTTGTCATAGAATCATAAATCCGTTTATATTCTCCGGTCAGTTTGTCAAATTCAAACCATCCCAAATCAAGCGTTGTTCCGTAATCATAAAATCCCCTGTCAGACCACTTTCTGACATAATACATTAACTGCTTATATGAGAATCCAAGCCTTTCAAAAATATTCCCAATAGCTCTTATGCTCAATTCTCGATTGCTTGAAGGCAATTTTCTTTTCTGCTCATTCACGCAAGCTCTAAAAAATATTTTTTCTAATGGTTTCATTATTACACCAGCTTTCTACCACAGATAGGGCAAAACGCAATATTTATCGCTCCTGCGCCGTATTCTCCGGCACTATTCGTAAAAACAAGCGCGTGTTTGTCTGCAATTTTCCGAATTTCTATTTTATTACCGGACGGTACTTTTCCGTTTTTATCCAGAGTAAGGAAATCCCAATCCGGTATTCCGATTCCTATGTCTTTGCAAAAATCACACATATTACACCTCAATCAAAGTAAATTTTCTTATTTCTTTTGGAATCTCACGATGCAAAATGCCATCTGTATCAAAATATGGTTCGCTGTTTAATAACTGCTTGCGTTCTACATTTTCTAGATATACTCTGCTTGTTTTCCCACAAATCGTGATTTCTCCGAACATTTCCCCTATTTCAGCCTTGAATCCGCTTACATCATATGGAGTTTTGCAATAAGGGCACACCTTTTTATCTGTTTCGATTGGTGCGCCACAATTCACGCAGTTTGTCATATTTTGCCCCCAGCCATAGCAAAAATCGGAATCCTCGTGAGATTCCGTGTTTTTTGTTTGATATAAATATTCCACAATGTTTTTATCATACTCACACATAATTTTGCGTAAATATTAACCTCGAATAGCAGCACATGGAATCGAACCATGTCAGATCAAACCATGCCAACCGCTTTCAAATCTGCAATTTCTAATCACGGAAGGGTTTTCTGTTACCAATAATGCCGCTACCATCCATAAGTCTCCCATCGACCGGAACTATTGCAGTAGCACCCGACTAAGTGGAGATAAGGATAAACGCAGATATTCGGACTCGAACCGAAACACCGTTTCCGGCTACTGACTGTTTAGCAAACAGTTTCCTTGCCAATTAGGATTATATCTGCACGCGCCGGGCATGGAAGTTCCCTGCCCGAACCATTCCTTGCGTTTCAGAATGGCACGGTGCTACTAACACCGCTCAATGGCTTGTGGCGGTATCGAGCCGCCCTATACAGATTTTCAGTCTGTCGCTAATCCATCTCAGCTAACAAGCTATGTCGTGTAGTTTCCGTTTTTCCTTGCTCCACACTACACTAAGTGCAAGGTTCTTTTAGTCAGCGGTTACCGCCATCTTTTGAATGACAACCGCTCAATCCAGTTACCTGTGCTAAGTTTAACCGGTATATTGATTAGCACCTGCATTTCTGTAATAAACACACTAGGGGTGTACTGGCAACATCACCTGTTGGGATTACAGGAATCGAACCTGCGACAACCCGGATATAAGCCGTGTCTTCTGCCACTGAATTAAATCCCAATAACCGCCATCAGACGGTTAGCAATAATGTTTATCGTGCTATGCCTTGCACTATCCGGTTTACAGCATTTCACCGGCAACTCAATGTTACCATGCAAGCCTATTTCCATGGTTCTACTCCGAATTAAATTATTGCAGAGCAATAGACAAGCATCGTATTTCAGCCAAAACATAGACCGCCTGCAAGCAGACAGCATAATTTGACCGAGTAGGTGGGTGAGGATTTGAACCTCACATAATCGGATTCTGAAAAGGTGTTGTTGCTGATTACGGATGATTTTCCGCCTATCACTTGGCAACACTCTTACCGATCAGCTTCTTTGCTTGCATTTCGTTCTGCCACCACCTAACTTCTTAATGGGAATTACATTTTCACAGCTCGGACACCGTGGGATAGATGCCCGAACCATGATTGACTGCTATATGGATTGCACGTCTGCAAATTACAAAGCAGATACCGCTCAACACCATATAGTCTTACGCCAAGATGCCGCCCTCTGCGACAAATACCACCGGACGGTCTCGCACCGTCCTTAACAGAATCGTCCTAGTGGCGAAAGGAGGAACCCAAATGCTTGAATCACTCAACCAAGGGTTCAAGTACATATGAAAAACATACGTGGCTACATGAAACGTCAGCATGCAACCAATTAGGCTACCGGGATTCGAACCCGGAATGCAGGAATCAAAATCCTGTGCCTTACCGTTTGGCGATAGCCCATCATTTCCAAATGACTATAATATTCATTGCAAAGATCGCGTATGAAAGCAAATAACCAATTGCGTTTGAATTGTCTTTTTGTTTTACCTGTCCTCCCATAAGTCCAAGTATTACAAGGGCATCTATCGCCGTAGCGATTATATTTAAAATCATATCAATATCTCCCATCCTCAAAGCTGTGTTCCTGTTTGAATCGTTCCATTTCATTTACGCTCATACCGAAGATCCCGGCAGATGAATCAGAGTCCGTATGTTCGAAATACTCGCCCTGCTGTGGAAACATAAACCGGAACATAGCGTAATTTGCAACATCACACAGATATTCAAGGTTTCCGGTCTCTTCAAACTTGGCAAGGCACATTTTCAAACTTTCGATTGCATCAACATTTCCGGTAGAAAAGTTCATTCTTGCCGGTCCGTATTTGTAATACGACTGTTCAATCAAACCTTTGCGCTTTTCATCAAAGGTTTCGGAATACTCAGTTTTCATCAACTCATTGCTGCAGCTTGCCATTACACATCGCCCTCCTCCCTGTGGTTTGCCCTTTCAATGTCAAACCCTTCCGGATAACGTGCCTTAAGCTTGTCTACGTTCATTTGCATGATTTCATCCAAGCTCCAGCCGAAGGATTCGCAAAGCATTGCAAGATACCAACAAATATCTCCAGCTTCTTTCTTTGCGTGGTCAATATTAAGCTGTTTCTCATGGAAAATCCATTTTTTAATTATGTCGTTGAATTCTCCAACTTCACCGGATAGTCCAAGGCAAGCATTAAAGATGCCGCCAAGGTCGTAATCTTGCAACGATGCGATATTGTTCTTCTTGCAAGATTTAAGCAAATCAAGTTTATCCGAAATTCTTTCTGTCGCCTTGCGATCATTTGTCCGCATGGCTAATGCCTGATACTCATTTCCGGTCATATATCATTCTCCTGTCCGAAACACTCTTTTTTGTTTTTAAAAAATTTTTGGAAATTTAGTTGCGATTCGCAACGTGAAAGTGAATTGTTATAAATTTATTATAGCCTATTTACGGTGAAAGTCAATGGGTGTGTTGTAAGTGGCTTTTTATTTTTTGAGGTATTTAAGGGACTTAGTAGCCGCCCGGTGGCCTTTCTGTCAGACCCCCTCCCCATCCTTTTCTTGCAAACATGGAAATCTAAAATATTTTCCGTTTCGTTTTGTTGTCATTGTGTGAAAATCAAATTGTTTTAATACAATTCATGTCATACCCTTGTAACTATTCGCAAAACCTAACTTTTCCGAATAGTTGGCGAATAGTTAAAACGCTACACCCCTTGATATTACTGCATTTGTGAATTGTAGAATAATCACAAACAATTTAAACCGTATTATTTACCGCTGCATCTGTGAATTGTGTATCAATTGCGTGCAATTCTTGGCTCTTTTTCTCGTCCAGTCTTGGCAGCTCCTGCGCTGTGATTGCCCTTCTTTGGGTGGCATTATCTCCAATGCCGGGCTGATTCATGCCGAATTCGTTATTTCCCACGAACATAGTACCTACGGGGCTGTTGGAGTCGTAAGCACGATCTAGGATGCAATCCTTGCGTGATCGTTGCAATTTTTGCCAAATCTTAAAAGCCAACGAACTTGATTCCTCGTCTTTCCATAGGTCAAATGTTGTAGTGGGTATATTACAAAAATAACTGAATGCTACTGTACTTACTAGCTTGCTATACACATTGGAGATATATATATAATAATCACAAAGCTTATATAATACCTCTCTATCGTATCTATTGCAGTTAGTCGGTATAGTCCCATTGTTAAGAGGACTTAAGCTCTTGTCCTTTAATACTTTAGTATCCGGGAATAGATGCATACCAACATACTGCATTACAGCTTTCCATTGTCTCTGTCCAGCTTTTAACAAATCTTCGATGTGAAATTCTATACAAGCGTTGTCTATTAAATCTTGTACAGTTGATGTGTATATCTGTACTGTACCTAGATCCACTATAAGGGTTGTAAGATCTACATTCTCTACACTCTCTACATCCTGCATATATTCACACCTCCAATCTGTTAATCTCTCTGCTTTTGGTATACACTATTTTCGGGCTTAAAGTCAAGGCTTAATTTTTTACGGCGGTATTGTATACTTACGCCGCGCGCATATGCGGATATACACTTACAATAAACCTATAGGCTTTAGATGCAGTATATTATTATTAATTAAAAGATTAAGAAAAAGAGAGAGAAAGAGAATCAAAGATCTGAAAAAGCGACGTCAGACGATTGTGTCGTGTTATGTCAGACGATTTTTTGTAAAAACTGATACTATTCTATCATTTTCGGACTTGTCAAAGACCTAATGAACCTAGCCTTGTTTATAAAAATTTAAGAAAAGTTTTATAGTTTGTTTACGATTTTTCGGAGATTTTGTAAGATATGCCCGGAAGCGTTGTTGATTTTGGACATGGCAAAAAAGAAAAGGCAGCCGGAAAAGCTGCCCTTTGTTTGAAAATATTCAATTACGTTCTTATTGCTTCTGAACCAGCTCGTAAACCAATGCGTCAATACGTTTTTCCATTTCGTCAAACTCGCAAGTCTCATTTTCCTGAAACGCTGGCATTAACATATAATTTTCGAATTCTTTCGCTGTATCGTTCCATTCTCCACCGGTTGCAAAAGATAAATCCCCATTCTTCAATATTGCCAAGCTATCGACATTCATCTGCGATTCAACCAATTTTCTGACATATACGGAAATCGGCTCACCGCTTGGCAACTTATAATTATCGCCTGTAAATTGCCACTGACTTCTAATTTTTATAATCTTTTTGAAATCATTTCTTTTCATGGTATATTCCTCACTTTCCTGACTTTCGCCTTTGCTCTATTTCTTTGCCATGGTTGTATTATAGTCTATTATCGTGTATATGTCAATAGTCTATTTTCATGTATTTTAATTATTTTTATATTCCATAATATCGCCCGGCTGGCAATTTAACAGTTTGCATAAATTACATATAACTTCACAAGTTACATTTTCGTTTTTGGTCAGCTTCGCTACAGTATTAGAATGGATTCCGTTATTCTTTAGCCACTGTTTATTATATTCTTTCTTATCTAAGATATTCCACAGCTTGGAAAAGTCAATATATCCGTTTGTGCCATAATTCGCCATGCGTCACACCTCTTTTCTTTTTATATATGATAATAGATTTTTCACACCATGTCAACGTCTATTCTCATGTATCATATTGCACAATAAACTGCTGTTTTGTGTCGTCTATTTTCGTGTATTGTGTCAATTGTATTATAATCTATTATCATGTACTATTAGTATATCAAATGAAACACGAAAGCGAGGTTACAACATGAAAAATATGAAAGCGGCAGAAACATTATTAGAAAGAAAAGGGTTTTATATTTCGAACCAGTTTGACGGTTTTACCACTCTCCCGGATGAATACGAATTGAGTGACGTAAACGGGAATGTTGTTATTGACCATTTGAGCGAAGCGCAGATTTTACAGCTTTCGGAAATTTTATAGGGAGGGCTTAAACATGAGAAAGACGGGAATGCGTTTTACATGGGAAACAACAAAGAACGGTGACGCGATCAACGAACTGAAAAAGAACGGAATCGCGTTTGAGTATAACCACTTCGGGGAACTCACAGCCGACTTTTACGGAATCGGCATTTTTGAAAAAGTCGATTTTGAACACGTCCAAGGCGATTTATTTGAAATCTGCATAGCATAGCCGAAACGCTCCAAGATCGGAGCGTCAGCCGTGGGATGGTCGCCCGGCTCTGATGATGGCAGACCAGAAAGGGAAAATATGAAGAATTGGACAATGGAACAATTATATGACCTTTGGAGGAATCGAGGATATACGAAAAAAGTAGCGCAGGCGAAAGCTGAAAAAGACTACAAGGAAATGCACCGAAAGAAATCGGACATAGAACAGCATCAGACCATGCAAGAAATGCTTTACAACTAAGTCGAAACCGCCCACGCGGCGGTCTGCAGGAACTGCCCCACCTGCACCGATGAGACAGGGCGCACAATGAAAGGATGGTTGATTTTATGGCTACAGTTAAATTACAAGGAATTTATGAAAGAAGAAACGCTATCCCGGCGGCAGAACTCAAGCCGGGCATGGTTACAGTTTGGAATTTTGGATACACCGAGACGGTAAAAAGCGTTGAGCCTACCAAGAGCGGAAAAAGCGTCAGATGCGTTATTATTTCCGACGAAAGTGGAAAAGAATACACGCGAACAATGCGAAACGATAGACTTGTAGCAATCGCATAGGCAAGGGCGGCTTTTCCGGGGTTCGATTCCCCGGCTTGCCATTACTCAAAAATGAGCAAATAAAAGGAAAGAGGTATAAGAAATGGAAGAAAGATATATTTTGCACACGGGAAAAGGTGTGCAGATCGTAACAGAATCGCAAGCAATTAACAACGCGCTAGATCAAGAAAAAAGCGGCGTTATTCCGCGTTACTCATTCCGGGATTATAAGACCGGGGAAAACCTCACACCACCCGGATGGCTTGTGTTCTCAACTTTTGCGGACGGTTGCGGCGTTGTGTACCGCAGATCTGACGGAAAAATGATTATAACAACAGGATTCCAAGGGGATTTTGTTGTAATTTAATGCGGTACTCTTCCGCCCTATTTCGCGTGCCTGGTGGCGTTGCGTACAGGTTCGATTCCGGCGGCGTGGACTTATTAACCGATGGTCATATATTGGGACTGCATCGGGTTATATGACGGCATATTGCCGTCACACGGCGCGCCGCAGCCGTAAATAATCGCGGTTGATCTGCTTTAATGCAGACGCAAGACACGCGGGAAAGCTCGTTTCTACCGTTCTATCATTAAGAGCGGCGGCAAGAACGCAAGC